CTACCAAGGTGCAGCATCAGCCACCGGCAAGGATAGCATTGCTCTTGCTGCCGGATACAGGTGTAAGGCTAAGGGAGCTATAGGTTGCTGGATAGTCCTCGCAGAACGTGGAGAATGGAACGGTAATACCTACCCGATTAAGGAGGTCAAGGCGTTTGAAGTTGACGGGGAAAAGGTTAAGGCTGACACATGGTATATGCTAGTCAATGGACAGCTTAAGGAGGTTTAGCGGAAGTAATTAATTAAAATCGAATTAAATATGAGCAAAATTGAAGAAGCCTTCAGAGGCTTAGGAAGAACAGAGAAAGTGAGATTCATTTCGCAGAACATCGAGTATGCAAATGCGGTTGCAGTAGCCAGTTATGTAAAAGGTTATCTTTTCGATGTCCTTAATGATGTCGGAGATGATGAGTATATAGCAGCGTATCTCAGAGAAAAGGGATATGAAGTAAAAAAAACAAGAATAATCCTCAAATCGAATTAGGTATGAATACACAATTTGAACGGTCAGCATGCGCTACCGATGAATGGTATACACCGAAGGAGATTGTAGATGCGTTGGGTGAATTTGATTTAGATCCGTGTGCCCCGGTCAACCCACTATGGCAAACAGCTAAGGTGATGTATAACAAAAACGTCGATGGGTTAAAACAGGAATGGAAAGGCCGTGTATGGCTAAACCCGCCTTATTCCCGACCTCTAATTGAAAAATTCATCAGCAGAATGGCAGAGCATGGAAACGGTATCGCTTTACTTTTCAATCGTTGCGATTCAAGGATGTTTCAAGACATAATTTTTGAAAAAGCAACGGCGATGAAGTTTTTGCGCAATAGGATTCGTTTCTTTCGCCCGGACGGGACTCGTGGAGATTCACCCGGTTGTGGTTCCATCTTAATCGCTTTTGGCGAGGATAATGCGGAGATATTAAGGACTTGTAATATAGCAGGTAAGTATGTTAGAATCAATTAGAATGACAAAAACATGAATAAGGAAGAATTTCTGAGCAAAAGAGATGCCATCGATTTAAAGTTAAAAGGATTGAATGGCGAAAAGGAGCAGTTGGAAAAGGAATACATTGAATCCAACCAAGGACTTCCTGTTGGAAGCAAGGTTTGTATAACAGTCCCGGCTCATGAAAGGTTTTCTCTTTTGAACAATGAAAGGATATTGGTCCCCGAAGTGAAGAAGTTAGCCTATATTGCAGATTATGAGATTGATGATAACAGAGAGGTTGTCCCCTCTTTAAGACAGTTGGATTACAATGGGGGCATGTCAGAAATGCCTTTATATGTTAATTTTAAAAAGGTTATAATTGAATTAGTGTAAATCAGATAAGATATGAGTGAATTATATATACCACCTGAACGACCTGAGAGGAATCTTGTTAATGGTCAGTTTTTAAAAGGTTGTACTCCGCACAATAAAGGGAAAAGAATGGTCTATCACTCAAAGTGGACGAAGCGTAGAAGTTTACAAGGTTTGGTAAAAGGTCGTGGGGCGCATCATAAAACTGGTGCAGGCATGAATAAGAAGTCTGTTGTCGTTATTAAAGACAGGAAGTTGATAGGTGTATATGCTTCTGTCAATGAAGCTGGCGCAAAATTATGTATTACTCCATCTCACATAAGTGATGTTTGCTTAAAAAAGAAAGGTCATAAAACGGTGAGGGGTTATAAAGTGTACTTTGAGAACGATAATGCATGGTTAACAGAAATTGATTATTGATATGACAAAAGAAGAATTATTTAAATTATTTCATATAGAAGACTTAAGAGATCTTCCTGATGCAGTAATGCGTATTCTTGATGGTCCTGTAGAAGCACGCAATGAAATCTATAACGAATTGATCCGTATGAATGATTACGATATGTCTTATGATTGGTTTCAGGATTTGTATGAAAATGAACTGTCAGAGCGGAAGCAGAAGAAACAGGATTTCACGCCAAACTCCCTTGGAATCCTTTGTTCTAAATTAACCAACCAAGCTGGTTCGATACATGAGCCTACAGCCGGGAATGGTTCTATGATAATCGCTGACTGGTGGCAGCGGTGCCGCAATAAGATTCCTTGGGAGCACTTTCCATCGCAGAATATGGTGACATGTTGGGAGTTGTCTGCGCGATCAATACCTATTTTGCTCCTTAATTTATCAATTCGCGGGATTATGGGGTATGTTTATCATGGAGACGTTTTGGAAAGATCCATAAAAATGAAGTATATTCTTCTAAACCGTAAGGATGATACTTTAGGGTTTAGTGATATTATAAAGGATCCTGAACATAAACTTATCATAAAACAAGCAATATATAATGACGATTCAAGAGATATACAATAAATGGCTTCCTGTTAAGCGCAAGTTGGTAAAGGAAAGTACATGCTCCACTTATGTCTATCAGTTCACTAAAAGAATACTTCCGATATATGGAGATAAAGAGCCGGAATATGTTACTAATGACGAAATGCAGAGATTTATGCTGTCTTTGATTGAAGAAGGGTTGTCCGTGAAATCTGCTAAAGACATATTCATATCTTTTAAGATGCTATTGTATTATGCAATGGAGAGATTTGGTGTAAAATACATTAAGTATCGTGTTCAGTTTCCTACTGTCAATATGGAAGCAACTAAAGATCTTGAAGTATATACAGAATTTGAACAAAAAAAAATAATCTCGTACATAGTGGATTATCCGAAACCTAAGCGTTTGGGCATTCTAATTGGCTTGTGTACAGGCATGAGAATTGGTGAGATCTGTGGTCTTCGTTGGGAAAATATAGACATTGGGAACAAATGTATCCATGTAACTCATACAATTGAACGAATCTTGGATATTGATACAAAAAAAAGTAAGGTCATAGAATCGACTCCTAAAACTATAGAAAGTCGGCGTGACATACCTATAGGGCGTGATTTACTTGGCATTTTGAAAAAATTCAAGGCCTGCTATAATGATGGTTTTTACGTTATAACAGGAGACGAGAAGTTTTGTGAGCCGAGAACTTATCGAAATTATTATAGGCATCTTGTTTTAAACGAAGTTGGTTTAGATAGGTGTATCAAGTTCCACGGTCTCCGTCATTCATTTGCTACTCGCATGATTGCGACCAGAGCTGACATGAAGACAACTAGTCGCATTCTTGGTCATTCAGATGTGTCTACGACGATGAATCTATACGTTCATCCATCAATGGACGATAAATTGGATGCCGTTAATAAGTCTATGAAAAATTTATTCAAATAATTCAAATCGAATTAGATATGAAACAGAAGTTAGAAGAAGCAGCAGAAGAATATTACGAAAGACACAAAATTCATTTGGCAAAAGATATATTCAGACCAAGAGTAGTAGATATTTTCAAATCCGGTGCAGAATGGCAGTTGAAGCAATCGCCTTGGATAAGCGTTAAGGAACGACTGCCAAAACATAATATTGAAGTTATTATATGCCATGAACGCGAATTTTATATAGGTAAAATGTATTATTGTATGCAATCAAATTGGTGGAGGGTAAGCGATGATGAAAGAACCGATATGATAGTTAATGAAGATGATTCTTGGATGCCGATCCCCTCTTTCGATGAGATACTCGAAGCCAACAAGGATGTATTGGAACGGATTAAAGAGAAAGGAGATTGATTATGAAAGAACTTATTGACTATTTGAATCAATCCGGATTAACGGGATTAGTACGTACATATATGATTGCCGTAGGTATTTCATCTGTCATTGTATTTATTTTGATAATATATATGATCATTAAAATGTCACGTACTCTTAATGGTAGGAAAAAATTTATGTTGGATTTTCAACGTAGACGCAAAAAGGGAAAACATTTTACTTGTAACAAGTTAGATATGAAAAAAGTAACGATAATATGTGATGCATGCGGAAGAGAGATACAGCCATCGTATTTCCGCAGCGCAAGATTGGATTTCAAGGTGGATAAATGGGATGGTGGCTCTGTTGGTGGAAGGGAAGATATATTCATCCAAGAAGCCGACTTATGCTCGGAATGCGCCCATAAGTTACAGAAATTTATAGAGAACGAATTGAACATTCAACCACATCACCCTAATTAGGAAGTAATGGATGAGGTGTTAATTAATACATATATGTTATGGGAAAAGATAGACGATTGGTAGTAAGAATAGATGATCAGACATCAATGTTACTTAATGAACTTACTGGGATAACCGGTATTAAAACGTCAGTAATCGTACGTGGAATGGTTATGCGTTGTATTGAAGAGTTGATTGATAAATCAGGCAATTGGAAGATAAATAATGAGAAAAATCAAAATCGGGAAGGCTGACAATGGAGTTATGACTCTATTGGCGCGTAATTATTCCAAATTAAAAAACTTATGTGGCTATCGGGACTATGGGTGCTTTTGCTCTAAAAGTTACGAAGACATATTCCAAGATACAGTTATTTATGTCTCTCAGGACAAGAGAGCTGTAGGTATGCCAGAGGATGAATTGGTTAATTATTTTTGCTTCCGATTTAAAATGATACTATTTCAAACGATAAACGATAACAAAGAATTAAAAGAGATTGCTTATGCCGACTATAGAAAAAACGAAGAAAGTTGCTCAGAAAGCGAGTAATATGTATGATGTTGAGCGCAGAAAGATATACAATACGAGCCGCTGGAAGAGACTCAGGAAAAGAAAGTTTTCCATCAATCCTTTATGCGAGATGTGCTTAAAGGAGGGGAAGACAACCCTGGCGGAAGATATACATCACATACAGTCATTCATGCAGACAGAGGATAGATGGGAACGTATGGCTCTTGCGTATGATATTGGTAATCTGATGAGTTTGTGTAAAAAGCATCATCAGATGATTCATAACCAAAAACATTCAGGGGTTTAAGATGTCCGATTTCATTAGTGGTGCGCCTCAACCGGGGGAAGATGCTTTAATCGTTCTTTCCTCGGTTTTCTTATTCCGCCATATCTTGCCTTGCGGAGCATCTTCGTCAGCAAAGTAAATTGTCTTCAATGAGGCTGCGTTGATAAAAGGTGATGGGGGTTAATCGGTGGATAGGCACGGAAGGGATAGGGGGATCTTTTTTTATTTGCATCGCTGCTGCCAACCTCGCCCCACCCTTCTTCACACGCACGGAGCTTTTTCAAATTTTGAATTTGTTAAATTATTAACAAATAAAAGCGTGTATGACAATATTGCGGTTTTATAAAAAAGATATATGGTAAAGTTTGCTATGCCCAATGGTTTATCCGATGAGGCTCAAAAATTTATGAAAGATGTAGTTAAGGAACTAAATGCGAGAAAGGCAATTCAAAACATAGACCTTGGCGCATTACGAATGTTGGCTACCAGTTATGAGATGTATCTTCGCGCAACGCAACAATTGCTGGAAGAAGGTCCTGTAATCATGATTAAGTATGAAAAGGCAGCTCACCCGGCTCAGAATATTGCGACAAAGAATTATGCGCAAGTCATGAAGATTATGACTGAATATGGATTAACCATCAAGAGTAGGGGAAACATAAAGGCAATGAAATCGGATAATGAAGAAAAATCCCCATTGGAAGAGTTTATTAGAAGAGGTGCAAGATCTAAGAAATGAAGGAATATTACCAGTATGCAGCAGATGTTCGTGACGGAAAGGTATTGGTTGGTGAATATGTCAAATTGGCTGTGGAAAGGTTCTACTGTCTCTTTGAGAGGGAAGATGTTGAATTTAGAGAAGAGATGGTAGATTATGCCATTGATTTTATTGCGTTGCTAAAACATTATACAGGTAGACATGCCGGGAAGTCATTTATTTTACTTCCGTGGCAAAAATTTGCGGTTGCTAACATATACGGTTTTTACAAAAAGGACGAAAACGGGGAATGGAACCGTCTTACATCGTTTGTTTATATAGAGATGGCGCGAAAGAATGGAAAATCTGCATTTGCAGCTGCTCTTTGTTTGTATCATTTAATAGCGGATGGAGAGGCCAACGCAGAGGTATATTTGGCAGCGAATTCCAAGGATCAGGCAAAAGTAAGTTTTAAGATGTGTCGAAACTTTGTATCAGGGCTTGATCCTAAACACAAGTATTTAGAATCATTTAGAGATCAGATAAATTTTGATAAGACATTATCGTTTATGAAGGTTCTTGCAGCGGATTCGTCAAAATTGGACGGGCCTAACCCTTCAATGTTTCTTCTTGACGAATACCATGCAGCGAAGAATTCAGGACTAAAGGATGTTCTTCAATCCGGGCAAGGTATGCGCGATGATCCGATGGGTATCATTATAACTACTGCCGGTTTTGACAAGTTAGGGCCTTGTTACCAATATCGGGAAATGTGTACAGAAATTCTTAAGGGGTTGAAAACGGATGATACAATATTTGCCTTGATTTATTCGTTGGATGAAGGTGACGATTGGAAGAATGAATCTGTATGGGGGAAGAGCAATCCTAATTTGGGCGTCACTGTAAAAACTAAGTATTTACGCGAGCAGGTTCAGAAGGCAATCAACTCTCCGTCAGAAGAGGTTGGTATAAAAACGAAGAATATCAATATGTGGTGTGATGCAGAAACTGTATGGATACCGGAGCATTATATATTAAGTTCTTCTTCTGATGTGAATTTTGAAGACTTTAGAGATATGGATTGCTACGCAGGCATTGACCTTTCCAGTACGAGCGATTTGACCTGTGCAGCATTCATGTTCCCAACCGAGAATAGATATTACTTCAAGGTTAAGTACTACTTGCCCGAAATGGCTTTGCGCGAAAAAAGATTTAAAGAGCTTTACGGGGAATGGAGAAGGAAGGGTTTAATTACAATTACACCGGGAAATGTAACGGACTATGATTATATTTTAAACGATATACTAGATATAAGAGATAAGGTATATATTCAGAAGATAGCTTATGATGCATGGAATGCTACACAATTTGTGATTAACGCCCAAGAGAAAGGATTGCCTATGCAGGAGTTTAGCCAGGCATTAGGCAATTTCAATCGTCCGACAAAAGAGATGGAACGATTGATGTTATCAGGCAGGGCGGTTGTTGATAATAATGTAATAAATCGCCATTGCTTTAGAAATGTCGTGATGGCGCGTGACAGGAATGGGAATACTAAGCCAAGTAAGCAATTTGAAGAAAAAAAGATAGATGGTGTGATTGGAATGCTTGAAGCTCTAGGCGTTTATCTGATGTCTCCGAGATATGGAGAGTTTTATTAGTTGTCATACATTTATAAGGTTTGTAATGAGATTTGATTTGGTTTTCATGATATGTAAAGGAGATGGTTCGTGAGAATAGAATCCTTTGTATGACAAAAAAAAGGTTATCTGATAAAAGTGGATAAATGAAAGTATTTGGTTTAGAAATAAGAAGAGCGTCAAAAGTAGAGACTTCTCGTGTAACTGCATGGAGTTATACAGGAGGAAGAACGATATTGCAAAGCAGAAGCAAACCTATGCTTCTTTCTACCGTATATCGTTGTGTTGATTTGATTTCGGACAGTGTCGCAGTGCTGCCTTTGAAAACGTATGAATTAGATGGTGATGGTTTCAAGAAGGAGGCAAAATCCCATCCGGTATATTATTTACTTGATATGGAGCCAAATGAAGACATGACTCGCTATGTTTTCTTCAAGACAATTATGGCCTCTGTTTTGCTGACCGGGAATGGATATGCTTATATCGAGCGTGATAATAACCTGAATGTACTTCAATTGATTTACTTGCCTTCATCACAGGTAAGCATTGTATGGATACAGGACAAGAGAGGGATAATGCGTAAGCGTTACCAGGTTGTTGGGTTTAAAGAGCTGGTCGAGCCAAGGGATATGATTCACGTGTTGAATTTTTCCTATGATGGTATCATAGGTGTCTCAACCTTGGAACATGCACGTCAGACGCTTGATATATCTACTAGCGCGGAGGAACATGCTGCGGGTTTTTTCAAGTCGGGCGGTAGTGTAGCCGGTATATTGACTGTGGAGTCGGGAAGAGTAGATAAAAAGCAGAAGGATCAGATTTACCAAACATGGGAAGAACGTACTAATCCGGTGACAGGGCATCCTAATGGAATAGCTGTGTTAGAGGGTAATATGAAGTATCAGCCTATATCTATTAGTCCTAGGGATAGTCAGTTCATAGAAAGCAGACAATTCCAGGTGATTGACATGTGCCGGTTTTTCTCTGTTTCCCCTGTTAAGGCATTTGATTTGTCGAAATCAAGTTATTCAACAGTTGAGGCTACTCAACTTCAGTATCTAACGGATACCGTGTTGGCTGTTATCACCAAGATAGAATTGGAAATTAATCGAAAAGTATTTCTTCCGTCAGAAAGAGGACGTATTATTGCAGAATTCGATACATCCGCCATTTTGCGTGCAGATATGACGTCAGAAGCAACTTATAATCGGGAAATGTGCAATGCCGGCGCAATAACACCCAATGAAATTAGGCGAAAACATGGGTTGTCAAAATTACCGGATGGGGATAATGCGTTTATTCAGGTGAATATGCAGACATTAAGCAATGCTGTTAAAGGGAATGGCATACAAGAGCCGGAACAGAATGCAAACCTTGGTAAAGTTGTAGAAAAAAATGTCGGAAAAGAATGATCTTTCTTGTTTTGTCATACAATTCTTTGGTTAGTTGATAAAAGTTACAGGAATGGACGAAAAAAAAGAAATAAGAAATACGGCTTATCAGGTTCAAGTAACCGGAGAAAGCGAGGAAAAGCGCACGGTTGAAGGGTATGCTGTTCTTTTTAACACTCCATCGGACGGGTTATATTTCGAGGAGGTTATAGAGCGAGGTGCTTTGGATGGAGTTTTGGAGAAAAGCGATGTTTTTGCGTTGCTGAATCACTCCCAAAATCGTGGTATTTTGGCTAGGAGCAATGGTGGGAACGGTTCCCTAGTTTTAAAGGTGGATGAAAAGGGATTAAAGTATCGTTTTGAGGCTCCTAAGACAGCACTGGGTGAAGAACTGTTGGAGAATATAAGGAGGGGGGAGATATCAGCCAGTTCATTTTGCTTCGATGTGGAAAAAGACACATGGGAGAAAAAAAGTGATAATACATGGAAGCGTACGGTCCATAAGATTGGAAATCTGTACGATGTTTCTCCTGTATACAATGCCGCATATAGTAAAACCTCAGTTTATATGAGGGGGAAAGAGTTAGCAGAAGAAGAACTGCTTAAAAAAGCAACCATACCCGATGAGTATTACCGTAACATAGAAAAAACATTTAATATTTAATTTTTATGGCAAAAGAAAAAAGTATCACCGAATTAAAGGACGAAAAAAAGCAATTGCAATCTCGTTCAAAGGAAATCATTGCGAAGGCAAAAGGTGAGCAGAGACAGTTTACAGCTGAGGAGAATGAAGAACTGGGCGCAAATCAGGTTCGCATGGCTGAAATTAACATTGAAATTGATGAAAGGGAGCTTGAAAATCGTAGTAGCCATGTGTTTGGTCCCCGGCAATCTATTGAACAGTTCTCACTTCGTCGCGCGATTTTGGCACAAATGAACAAAACCGAACAGAGAGATAGTGAGGCGGCTGTCATTGAAGAAGCGACTAAACTTCACCGTTCTGTAGCAGCTACTACAGAAGACAGCGGTGAGTTGATCATCCCTTTAAGTTATGCAAAACGCGCAGCGTATACGGCGGCTACAGAGAAAGCAACCGGTGTTGTTATCGATGAAGAACAGCAGGAGTTGCTTCTTCCGTTGGAATCTAACCTTGTGCTTTCGCAGGCAGGTGTGCGTATGATGACGGGGTTAGTGGGAAATATATATTGGCCGGAACATTCTGCTACTAATGTATTTTGGGAAGGTGAGAATGCGGAGGCAAAAGATGGTGCCGGGGTGTTTAAAAAAGGCAATCTGTTTACTCCTAAGAGATTGACCGCATACGTTGACCTGTCAAAACAGCTGCTTATCCAGGAAAATAGAGACGTGGAAGGATTGATTCGTCAATTAATGGCAATTGCTATTGCTCAAAAAATCGAGAAAACAGCATTTGCGAAAGACGTTCATGCCGATAATGTTCCTGATGGTATATTCCAGGAAGCTAATGTTAGCAATACGATAAAAGGTGATATGTCATGGGGGCAGATTGTTGCTATGGAAACGGCAGCGGATGTAAACAATGCATTGTTTGGAAATTTAGCGTATGTTATGAATCCAAGTTTGATTGGAAAAGCCAAAACTAAAGTTAAGGATTCATCAGGTGCAGGAGGCTTCATTTTTGGCAATGACGGTCAAGGGATGCTGAATGGGTATCGTGCATTAAGAACGAATAATATACCTAAAGAATTGGGAGAGGGCAGTGATGAATTTGGCATCGTGTTCGGTAATTGGGCTGATTATTTCTTGGGACAATGGGGTGCTATTGATATGACGGTGGACCCATATACTCAGGCAACTAAAGGATTGGTAAGATTAGTGATTAATTCTTATTGGGATATGGGAATGATTCGTAAGGAGTCATTTACAATTGCATCATTGAAATGATATGGGTAAGTACGTGACTCTGGAGATGGCTAAGATGCACTTGAATATTGAGGATTCGTATACGGATGAGGATTCGTATATCGAATCCTTGATAGAAGTTTCCGAAGCAAAAATCGCCAAGGAGTTGTGCATCACAGTAGAAGAACTTGCTGACTTGGATGATACCGGAGACATTCCGGCTCCATTGAAGCAGGCTATCTTGTTATCTGTCGGGGGATACTATGCTTATAGAGAGGACATAATTACTGTAAAGAGTAATCCATTGGAACAGGGAACTAAGCATATATTGGAACTTTATCGGGATTATAGTTTATGAGAGCCGGGCTATTGCGAGAGATATTAGTATTCAAAGAACTGAGAGAGCATCAGTCTGAAACGGGTTTTGTAGTGAAGGAATACGAAGAAGTGTTCCGCTGCAAAGGATATAGGAGAAAGATGTCATTAGTTGTAGATAAGGATGGTATCAGTGCAATGGAGCAGTTTATCGGCAGGACTATCGTATTCCAGATTAGGGCATATCCCATTATTAAGGATTCACAAAGGGTTGTATATATGAATAATATATATGAGATTAAAATGATAGATCCTCAAAGGGATAATACCTTGATTTTAACTCTTGGGAGGGTAGATACGTAACTATGGAGCTAAAAGTAATAGACCGGGAAAATATTAATTATCTTGTCCGAAATTTAGAAGATTTTGAAAAAGATAAGGCAATTCGTAGCGGGTTAAGATCTGCCGCATCTGTTTTTATGCGCAAAGGGAAAACCAACCTTCGGGCAAGGATGCGTAAGACAGGCAAGGTTACGGGCAATTTGGAAAGTTCCTTCACAACGCGTGTAAAGAGACGTAAGTTAGGTGCGTTATCGGGATTCACACAATCGGGTGCTCATGCGCATCTTGTAGACATGGGAACGCGAAAACGTCCTCATCCACTTACCGGCACTTCCGGCATTATGCCTGGCAATAACTTTTGGTCTGATGCGCGTAAATCAGAAGAGGTAAAAGCGACACAATATCTGTACGAAGGCTTGAAAAAAGCAATCCAACGGATTAACGAGAGGAGATAGTTATGAATATGTTTGGAATAACCACGGAAATACGTGGAATACTGTTGGCTTCAGCTTCAATTAAGGATGTTATCGGTCATAAAATATATCCGATAGTGGCTCCTGATGGGACAGATGGCGATTTTATAGTATACCGGCGTGACGGGTATCGGCAAGAATATAGTAAGATGGGGGTCGCTCGACAGATACCTATAGTTTATGTAAGCGTGATTAGTGATAATTATGATAGGAGTAATAAAATTGCCTCATTAATATATTCAGAGCTTGAAGGCAGTTTTAAAAATCCCACAATGACGATTCATCTAGAGGATTCGACCGAGGATTATGTCGATAACAAGTATGTTCAAGTCCTTCAGTTTTCTATTAGTTCATTGTGAGCAAAGAGGATGCTAAAATTAGCATCCTCTTTTGTTTTGTCATACAAAATTTTGGTTAGTGGTATAACTCAAATTTAAATATTATGGCAGAAAAAAAGTATGATTCAAGCAAGGACATGGTTGTCGGTGATAAGTTGATGTTGTTTGTAGAAGTCACCAAGGAATTGCAGAAAGAGGTGGTTCCGATTGCCTTCGGCACATCGTGTGGCATTGATATTAGTGCAGATACAATTGATACCAGTAACAAGATGTCGGGTAACTGGAAGGAATACCTGACAGGGCAGTTAGGTTATACTGTATCCAGTGAAAGTATGTTGTCTTTAAAAACGGGGCACTTGTCATTCGTGACGTTAAAGGAATTAATGAAGAAGCGCACGCCGATTCCATTTGTAATCGCTAAAACAGAGGAGGCTGAAGGCGATTTTCCTAAAGGGGAAGAGTATGTCAAAGGTAATGCGATTATTACTGCATTGTCAATGAAGGCTGACAATGGGGGGATCTGTACAAGCTCTGTAACGCTTCAAGGTACAGGTCCGTTAGAAGACGGTGCCGGTGCATAATTTTAAGTAACAAAGAAGGCGGTTTTACAGACCGCTTTTTTTTAAATAAGATATATGGAATTGATTACAATATTGGCTATTAGCTGGATTATACTTCTTCCTTTTTTTATAAAGTGGGCTTTAAAAAGGGAGAAACAGCCGGTTCCGTCTAAAAAAACGATGAAGAATGCTGTTTTTCAGAAATACACTGTAAGAATGGTAATCAGATGGGAACAGCTGATGAAGAAACCTTTTTCCCAAATGAGCTACTCGTCAAAGGAAGATATAGATGCATTTCTCTACGTGATGAATGTAGATAGTACTCCTTATACGTTTGAGGTATTTAGGACAGCATTGGAAAATGATGGAATTTTCAAGGATATGATGTTGAGGCTTGAGAAGGCAATGGGTATAATGGCTCAATTTCAAAAGGATAAAGTAGCTGATGATGTACCATCGGATGCGACCTTGTCGTGTAGTATTGGTGAGATAGTATCTATGTTGGTAATGGGTGGGTTAGACGCTCATTATGCGACTGAGGAAATGTCATTATGTGATCTGCCATTGTATATAGAGGCTTATGAAAAAAAACGTAAGGAAGAGATGGAAAGTGCCAGGCTATGGACTTACATATCAATACTTCCTCATATAGATGGAAAGAAGATTTCTTCTCCCCGGGAATTATACCCATTTCCTTGGGAGATGGAAGAGTTAAAGCGTAAGGCCAGGAAAGAAATAGAGGAAAATGAAGAGCAATTGCGAAAATTCCTCAATGGTGAATTATTTGACATGAATAAAATAAATTGGAAGAGTAAATCTGATTAATATGGCAGGCAAACTATCGTTTTCAATAGCAATTAATTTTCTGACAGAAAATTTTAAAAAAGGTACAAATCAGATAAAAGCCGGATTCCAAGCAATGCAGGCTCAAATCTTAACTTTTGCTGCCGCTCTAGGCGCAGGAGGGATAGGATTGTCTAATCTTGTAACAAAATTTATAGAAGTCGCTAAATCAACTAATAGAGTGACTACGGCGTTGAAAAACGTATCGGGGTCAATGGCTGTGTTTGCAGACAATCAGCGTTATTTATTGGATTTGGCAAAAAAATACGGATTGGAGATAAACGCACTTACCGGAAACTATGCGAAGTTTACTGCGGCTGCAAGTATCTCAGGAATGTCTATGCAGGAGCAGAGGAAGATATTCGAGTCACTATCGAGAGCTGCAACAGCCTTTGGTATGAGTGCTGACGACAGTAATGGCGTTTTTTTAGCCTTGTCTCAGATGATGAGTAAAGGAAAGATTAGCTCAGAGGAATTGCGTTTGCAAATGGGAGAGAGATTGCCCATTGCTTTACAGGCTATGGCAAAAGCAGCCGGTACAAGTGTAGCAGGCCTCGATAGGCTGATGAAAGAAGGGAAACTGTTAAGCGCAGAGGTATTACCGAAGTTTGCAGATGCGTTAAACGAGATGATTCCCAATGTGGATACAGATAATTTGGAAACCTCATTAAACCGGTTGCAAAATGTATTCACAAAGCTGGTTAATGAGACAGATATTCAAGGGAAATACAAAGGTCTAATAGATTGGCTTACCGGGTATGTAAAGAAAGCGACAGATAATATTCAGAGTGTTATTACCTATGTGGTTGCAGCTATTGCTGTTTTGGTGACAAGTCGGCTTGTTAATAAATTGATTGTATCTTTTCAAAAGACGGAATTAGCCGCAAAAGCAGCTGCGAGGCGAGCTGCAAAAGCAGCTGGTCAGTCATTCGATGAAGTGGCTTGGAGGTCTCAAAAAGCATCCTCTACGATGAAAGCCATGTTTTCCAATGCGGCAAAATCTGTCAAAGCTGCTTTAATATCTATGGTTCCTACGGCTATAGCCGTGATAGGAGCTGTTGTGGCTAAATTGGTAGTAATGGCTCAAGAGGCTAAAAGGATTAAGAATTTGTTCTCAGAGTATAAGGCGGAACTTAACAAGAGCACCAATACATCAGATATAATCAACCTGCAAACTCAATATAAGATAGCTACAGATTTAAAAAGAAATCTTGATGAGAGAAGATCTGCTTTGTCTCAGATAAATAGGCAGCTGAACACGAATTACTCTATTGATGAAAAGAATCTTACCATTCAGGGAGATTTGAACAAGAAGTTTGCTGAAAGGGTGGAGCTTTTGAAAGCAGCGGCGGAAGTAGATTATCTGACTCAGAAAAAACTAGAAGTAGAGGATAATATAGAGAGTATTCAGAGAAAGAAAGGGGCAAGAAAAGAAGAAGTTGCGTCAGGAAATGCGAATGCGTTTTCTGTATTATGGCAAGGAGTAACAAAGATTGCAAGTGATAAGTTTAAGATAGGGACAGGATCAGATATACAAACTTATGACACAGAACTTGTAGAGCAGAATAGAATATTAAAAGATATTAACGCAAGGCTTGAACAGGCTACTGTTAAGGCTAATTCATCGTCTGTCGGTTTGTCTACTGCGGGGACAGGAAATATTGTTGGTCCCGGTAGCAATGATAAAAAAACACCGTTGCAAAAATTGGAAGAAAAGTCAGCCAAGGAATTATCGGAGTTGGAAGCAAAATTTAAGATTGGCTCTCTTTCTCAGACTGAATACAACAAGGCGTTGGCAGAGTTGAATATAAAGTTATATGCTGAGGCTAGTGGGTCAAATGACCGGAAGGTATTAGAAAGTGAATTTTACAAGGTAAGACAAGAGGCGGCACGTCAGGCGGTAGATCAGATGGGACAATTCAAAGCTGCGATAGAGTTGGAAAAAATTCAAAAAGAATATTCCGCGTCCTTGGAAAAATTAAAGGCTCAAAAAGAGAATGGTATACTGACAGAGGAGCAATATAAATCCGAATTGCAAAGGCTTGCTGTAGAAACCGCTCGTACTGCCGGAGCGATTAAAGATATAGGGATAGAAGGGAAGGCATTCGTCGCAGCAATGCAGGCAACTGCTCAAACTATGAGTACCCCTGTTAAGGTAAAAGAGAGGGATACGACTTTTGATTACAAAAAAAACGCAGTAGATATTGCTTCGGAAAAGCTGGATTTGGCAAAAGAATACGCGAAAGATTTGCAGGAAGAGTTTCAAAAAGCGGGAAAAACATTAGATGATGAGTTGGCTAAGTCTATGGCCGGTGTTCCTGATTTGGAGCAGGCATTAAAAATAGCTCAGGTGAGGCAGGATATTAAAGACTTAAGTAAGGAGTTAAGAGAGGGTATCTATTCAGGGGTAAAGAATATTGCATCAAGTGCGGATAGAATGGTAAATGCATTTTCACAAATGCAAGACGTATTGGGGGATGAGGATGCAACTGCTTGGGAAAAAGTGATGGCGGTATGGAATACCATGATAAATACGGTAGACAGCATAATGAGTGTTGTCCAAACCATAGAAAACATATCGGAAGTGGCGAAAAAATTAAGTGGTGCAAAAGAAGAGAATGCAAGTGCTGAAGAAGAAGCACTGGGAATCATTGGCACAAAAGCAGCAGAAGTTGCGGCAAATGAAGCTGCCGCAGCTATAGAGATAGCTACGAGTAAGGCTAAAACTCAAGCTGCCACAACAGAAATGGCGGCAAAGTCGACAGCAGCGTATGCATCCATTCCGTTTGCCGGTGTAGGACTTGCTTCCGGTCAGATAGCAGCGATGCAATCGCTGATCACGGCAGCATCTAATGTCCCTCAGTTTGCCAATGGTGGTATTGTCTCAGGACGCACATTAGCCGAGGTTGGCGAATATCCGGGGGCAAGCAGCAATCCGGAGGTCATTGCTCCGTTAAGCAAACTGAAAGATATGATAGGGGGAGGTTCTGTCAGCCGGATAAAGGTGGAGGTTGGCGGAAGGGCGGTGATAAGGGGAAGTGATGCCTGGTTGCAGATTTCCAATCACGCAAAAAAAATCGGTAAGAAATTTCCATAAATAGATATTATGCAAAAATATAGAATTCCATTTTTTAACTACGATGGAGAGCGTTTGGAAATTATAATTTCCGCAAAAGACTATAGTGGGGAAACAGTAGAATTAAGAGCTGCTCCATCGGCATTTGTCGTTACAGGAGATGATGAGGAATTCATTTACAAGCCCATAAGGACATCTACGGCCTCTGTATCCATTAATGCAGAAACTTTGCTATTGGACCTGTTTAGCATAGATAATCAATATGCTTCGGTGAAATTGTACAAGGATAGTAGGATGCTATGGACAGGATATATCACCCCCGAGCAATTCACGCAATCTTATGCACCTGTAGTGGATGCCATAGAGATTGACTGCATCAGTGCCATAGCCACACTTGAAAACATTAAGTATGAGCAGCAGACAGAATCGGGATTCATCACCGCAATGGAGTTGCTAAGATACCTTATATCTTCCGCCCATGGTGGCTATGAGTCCGTATATATCCCTTATGTGTATGCGTCTTCCTCCGCTGCTTACTCTTCAGGCGAGAACGTATTGGATAAACTCAGATTCGCGGAAGAGAACTTCACCTCAGACGAATTGATGCTGGATGAAGTATTGACCTACCTCATGCAGTTTTTTTCGTGGACGCTGTATGATTACGAAGGCAGCCTGTATATCATCGATGCGGACTATACCGGTCAGTATCGCAAGTATAATGAGGCATTGGCATCTTATACAATGGTCTCGGTGAATGATGCCACATTGCAGGATATCGGCTTCGCCGGCAGCGACAACACCATTGACGTTTTGCCGGGCTATAATAAAGTTACTGTCAAAGCTGTCAACAATGTGTTTGAAGACTTGGTGGTTAATGAGGATTACGATTACCTGGAATGGGCGGGCGGCTCGAGTTACAGCGATAAGGATAAGTATGACATCAAGAGGTTTCTGAAACCGAAGGAATGGAAGATGTATTACTACGATCAGAACCGCCACGAAACCATACTGAGTACTAATATTAACGATAACATATTCGGGGCTGTCCTGATGAAGGAAGCGTTGTTCACCGGTGGTGGAGACCCGCCGGGGGATTATAATTGGGCTGACAGCATTCAGATGCGGTCTGCTACGGTAGATGGTGTGATGGTTTTTGACGAATACCAGAAGGAAACCCTGCCTGCCTTTACGATGAGGGGTCCTAATGCGGTCTGGAAGGACGGTGCCATCGGTATATCGGGAAGCATGCGTTTCCCCTCCGACAGCCGCATGAACTATATCTATGACGGTGATATGAATATCTCTGCCAATATCCCTTACGCATGCTCCCTTAAGATCGGGGATAAGTATTGGAACGGCAGTGGATGGCAATCCTCATTCGTCCGGTTTGAAATCGTTTTCGAGACGGACAATATCAAGAACTGGGCGAATGTGAAGAGCACGAAAACGCCCGATATGCCATATAGCGGACTGTCCGGACACATCATCACTCTTCCATCGGACGTACCGATTATCGGAGAATTGGAATTCACGATGTACTGTCGCAGGCAGAGGGTCGCTCAGGAAGTCGGTTTTATCGCATACGGCGCCATTTTAAAGGACTTCCGATTTGACTACAAGAAGAAAGACGGAATCATTGATGAAGGCGAAGACGGTGACCGATTGTATGAAAACGTGGTCAACGATAAGTTCATGTCCGAACTTGACGAAGTTGAGTTCGGCATAAGCTCTTATAATGCGGACGGGGCTTCCTATAGCAAGGCATTGTTGGGAAATGACTTCTTGACGGACAACCTGTATTCCGCCATCGAGGGTAAACTTGTCAGACCCGAAGAAGCCTTCATCCGAAGGGTGATTAACCGCTATAAGGCAACCCAAATCAAGTTAACGCAGGTGATAAAAAACGATGGTTCTATCCATCCGTTTACCCGGTTGTATGACAAATCAGCGGTTAATAAGAGATTCATGCTGCTAAGCGGTGTATGGGACTATGAGCGGAATAATATTCAATTATCGATGGTAGAAAATGGCTGAGATTAAGATCATATCAAGAGTAATACCGCGTGGCGGGAGTGGAGCTTCTGCACCTTCGGGTGGAGGGGGTTTTTCGGCTCCTGTTGACATATCGGGAAAGTTGGATAAGTCAGTATGGAACTCTGCATTCGAGTTGCACTATGATGATCCTGATAATCCTGAAAAATTGACAAGCATTGGTGCGAAAGCTAATTTCTTTTCTGTAGGCGAGATATCCGTGTTTGGGAAAGGCGGCTCTTCCGGCGGTGGAGGTGGTGCCACTACGCTGCACATGCTGGAAGACGTTGATTTGGTGATGCCGATTCCGGACGGGGACGTGTTGACTTATGACGCGCAAAAAGGAAGATGGACCAACAAGAAGGGTGCCGGAGGTATTGACACGAAAGCCATGTGGGAAGAGCTGGGAAAATCGGACATATCTAAAAAAATAGACATTTCCCACATACCGGATTTAGTAGATAAATATATAAGCCTGATAAAGTTAGGAGAGGTTTCTTATGGTCCGGATAAGGGCGTTATCTCCCTTCCTGCCTATCCGACCAAACTGTCGGATCTGAAAGATGATGTCATCGCAGGGAAGTACCTGCCTTTAACAGGCGGGACGATATCGGGAAATCTTGCCGTAACCGGGCATGTCCAAATCGGTAATGCCTTGCTAAAATATGACGCGACCAATAATGCCGTATATGTAGAGAAGGATGATGGGTCTATGGTTAATTTCTACGCTACGGGTGACCTTGCTGCGTTCGGTTCGACAACCGGTGGTGGAAGTGGTGCAACCTCATTGGGCATGCTGGACGATGTAGACCTGGTTACTCCTCTATCGGAAGGACAGGTATTGACCTACGACTCGATTAAAAACAAGTGGACGAATAAAAAAGGCGGTGGCGGTTTGGATATAGATGCCATGTGGGATGAGCTTGCCAAGTCTGACACGTCCAAGAGAATCCATTTTTCCCACATACCGGACTTGGGCAGTGTATATGCCAAGCAGGTAAAACTGGGCACGACTACTTACAATGTATCCAATGGGGTGGTATCTCTTCCTGCGTACCCGACCGCTCTGAGAAGTCCTAATGCGCTTACCATAAGTCTTAACGGGAAATCACAAGGGGGGTATGACGGAAGTTCGGCTAAGAGTATCAACATAACACCTTCGAGCATCGGTGCGGCACTATCCTCCGACTTATCCAAGTATGTATTGAAGTCGGGTGATACGATAACAGGCAATCTGGCAGTTAATGGTGAGATTGATTGCAACGTCATTGGTGAAAATGTTAATGATGCTCACGATGGGGATAGTCCTTGGTATGGAATCAGATTCACCGGCGGTGCAAGCGGAATGGATATATCAGGATACTATGGTATGGGATTCTACACCAGTAACGGCAGAATGATATACTTGGGTAATAATCGGTCGCACATAGTTAATCTGTATGCAGAAGGTAATGCTAATACCAATTCTTCGTTTGTGTCTAGCATGACAGACTATTGGGAGCACGAGTGGAGAATTTTCCAAAATGTAGATAACTGCGTATTCAGGGCTAATCAATTGGCGATGATGTCAAACAGCGGCTCTGCTTGTAGACCTATCATTGGATGGAAAGATATATTAAGTGGAGCCGGATTCATAACGAGATATACAATTGGTAGTATTAGACGCGCAAACAACTGGGGAAGCATGCTGATTGCGGTATCCAATTCGGATGATGGCTCTACAAACGGCGTACATTTTCAATTAAACGGAGAAGGTACAGCGGACCTTGTTGCTTCGCGTTTTACTGTTTCCGGAAACTTCCTTGCAGAAGGTGAGGTTGCCGTTTATTCGGACGCCCGCTTAAAGTCATGTATAAAACCGCTACGGAACAGAGGGTTCATCACACCTGTCAGCTATATCAAGGATGGAAAGGAAAGTATAGGGTTTATCGCACAGGATATGATAGAATTGTATCCTGAGTTGGTATCTAAAGGCAGCTCGAAAGAACACTACCTGTCCGTGAACTATGCCCAATATACGGCAGTATTGCAGGCTCAGATAATTGAGCTGCACAAAGAGATTGATGATTTGAAACGTAAATTTATAAATTAAAAACTATGGTTACATTATTGATTGTTTCGATTATTCTGTTTGTATCCTATATCGGATATACAGTCGGGATGTATGGCATCCCTGCAAGTATCAGTGACACATACTATCGGCTTGGAAAGAAGGGTTGGCTGTTCACGCTCTTCTGTCTTGTCGAATCTTCCCTGCTGGTTGCATCGTTTATTGAAGCCAGCAAGGAAGAATACCAATTCCTGGCGTTCATTGCAAGTGCATCATTGGCTTTTGTCGGCTCGGCTCCCTTGTTCAAGGAGGACTATAACCGCAATATCCATTATGTAAGCGCGGGAATCTGCGCGCTTGCCTCTCTTGTATGGCAAGTGCTGATGAGTTTTTGGTACGTCCCTCTTATAACCTTCCTTGGCGGTGTAATCGTATTGGCATGCCTTAAGTTCAAGAAGCCTGTGTTTTGGATGGAGATGTGTGCCTTTATCTCGACTTATATAACCCTGTTACTGCTCTACTGATATGGCTAACTCGAATAACGTAATTACGTCTCCTGTCAATCTGAGGAGTGACGTTGCTGCCGTTCTTGGGACGTCTGAAACGAATGTGAGCGGGTTGTGCACGAGCCATGAGATTAATATGTGGTCAAGATGTAAGCCTGTCCATATTGCTTCTGCTGCTCCTGACAGGAGCATGCCGTCTGACGGTGAAGGGGCTTGGTGGAAAGGCTCGATGAGGAATTGCGGCATTAAGCCGCCCCCTGTAGCGTCTTATGAGGAAATCCCCAAGCTGTATACGGAAGACAAGATGAACGGATATACCTATGAGAGACCTTGGGGCGGAAGTGGGAGTCCGTACAGGTTGGCTGATTTTCTGTTGTACAAGCATAATGCATGGGCACCCATATTCGCATTTCAGTGCGATTCCAAAGTATCCCAATCCGGTACCATATCATGTTCGGTTGGAATCAACATTACCGATGTGGACAAATCAGGTCCCGGCTCTATAACGTTGTCCGATATAGATTTCGGAACTAACCTTGAAACATGGTGGTTTGGGGCGATGTTGGTTGACTCGTCCAACAGAATCGTAAGGAAACTGGCGAATGTGAAGCCGGGTGTGTCATTGGAAATGCCTGCCAGGGGTCTGACACTAGGTCAATATTATGACGTATATCCATTTCTCTGCATGAATAAGATTGATAGCATCTATGACTTGGATTCGGTTAACTTGTTCCTGCCCGTTATGAACTGCTCTCCCGGCAGGGTTAAGTATGTATCGGAAGAAGAAGCGGGTGGTTTGGTAATCAATCTGAATGCAGAGTATGTGACGCATCCAATGACAGGTCTGAATACGGCTGTCAAGTGGGAACTCAAGTTAAAGGCTACCAATGGCAATATGACACTTCGCAACAATTGGATTAGTCTGCGATTCATAACGAGTGACGTGACCGACCCGTTCCAGGCAGGTGAGCAGCAAAAATCTTTAGGAGACAAGGATTTGACTCTGGACAATCCGGTTGTGATATCGGGTCAATTTGATTTGATGAATTTCTTGCAAGAGTACTATGTATATGTTACGCTATCCAACGGAAAGTACACGAAGAAGGCTTATCCTTTGGCTTTGAACCCTAACCCATAATATACTAATCATTAAATTATACAGATATGGAACTGATACGAAAAAAAGAAAGTATTACAAGGCTTTATGAAAACGGTGAGGTCTCAAACAACACAACCAATGATATCCAATATATCGTATTGGATGGAGATGCTTATGTTGGCACAGCCTCTATCATGCCCACAGGGTTTACCATGACAGTAGGCATGAAAGCTCCCATCGAAGATATAGAGAGTATGCTTAGAAGCATATTGTCTTCCATCCCCAAGGAAGGAGGTGCACAATGAAAATCAATGAAATCATCAGAAAAATGAGTTTTTTGCAACTCGTGCCTCTGAAATCGGATGAGGGTGCGCCGCTTGCCAATAAAACGAAGGTGAAGATTATCTTGAATCTCGTAGCCTACGAAAAGGCAATGGAGAGCTTTAACGAGGATATGCGCGGTATCTATGCCAAGCTGAAGCCCGAAGGATATGACGCCCAAGCCTTTCCCCGCGTGAATGAATTGGAGAAGAAAGAAAACATAAGCAGCGAAGAAAAACAGGAACTTGAGTCGATTAAGCAGAGTGAGGAATACCTCTCTTATGTTGATATGAAAAAAACATTGATGCGCGAGTTTGAAGAGGCAAGAGAATGCGCTTCGGCAGACAATGACTATACAGTCAGCGAAAGGGCACTCACAGACGATGATTTGGTTTCCATTGCGGAAGTTATCCCCTCGGATAAGGAGTTTGCAATCGGCAGGAATGAAGATGGGGAAATCAAGGTTAATGGCATCACCGTATTGGCGGAGATTGGCAGAATGTTTATAGTGTAAAAAAAATACTTATGGCAGGAAAAACGATTAACGAGCTTGACGCACGGACAACACTGAACGGTAAGGAGAACATACCCTTTCAGGAAGGGAATACAAACGGAAGATTATCTACCGATGCGTTGAAAAGATACGTGGCACCTGATTTAACACCTTATCAGGAAACCGTAGACGCTGATAAGAAGTATCTGTCTGCCGTGGAAATTGACGATGTGACATCAATATTATAGTTATGAGAATAAATTATCAGTCCGATTTTAAAATCATAGAGAAAAACCTCAATGGAGACCTGAAAACTCCTTTCCGGTTTACTTATCAGACAGCATTGTCGAAACCCGTTGTAGCCTCTTTCGATGGGCACGAATACAAGAACTGTCGCAGGCTGGATGATGGCAGCCTGCTGGTTGTGTTTGATAATCATGGCATGCGTCCGGGCAACCTGACGGTCAGACGCGAGTATTACCTTACTGATGCTGATTTTGCTGATAGTATCTGTAACCTTGTATCCATGGAGTTTACAGGCATCGTTCTTGTCAATGGCAAGTCTGATGACAGTACAGGTACAATTGACGTTTATCCTAACTATCAGAAAGGCGATAAGGGAGACCCAATGACATGGGAATCCATGACAGAGGAGCAGCGTACCGAATTAAAGGACTCTGTGGTAAAGGATGTACAGAATGAGATGCTTTCTTCCTCTCCAATTTCCGATAAAGAATACGAAGATGTATTGAGTGGTTTCCTTTAATCGGAAACCGATAAAAATAGATTTACGAAATTAAAATAAGAATTATATGGCTAAAATTCATAAACTTACCAAAGAGGGTCAGACCATTTACCCTGCTACAACCACTGATGCGGTGGTACATCCGACTACGCGTAAAAACCTTACGGAAAGTCTCTCTTTATTGGACAATAAAAACTTATTGTTATCTTGTGTTACTTCGTCCTCTAATCTTATAATTAAGAATGGGGATAATTTAAACAATTGGGAAGACGATAAGATTTTAAACAATGATGGTGATATTGTAAAAAGTAATGGATATTCCACAACAGATTTCATTGAATATGAAGGACAATATGGAGCTTACTCAGCTCTAATGTATGAAGCGGCAAGCATTGGGGTTTCTTATCCTCTATTAGCATATTACGATTTAGCATCAAAGAAGCATATCAAATCTTTCTATCTAGTAGGAGGGCAAAGAACAATATTGATACCACCCGGATATTGTGTTAGAGTCTCGACTAGAACTAATTTAAAAAAAACTTTAATTTTTAAAGCCAGCGCAGAATTGGAAACGGCTCCATTTTCTGTGAATGAAATTCCTGATGAGTCTATTGATAATTCGAAAATTAAGAATAAAACGATTAGTACTGGAAAAATAGATGAAGGATTGTTTTCAAAACTTCAATATTCGGTCGGAATTATATCTAATGAAAATGTTGTTGGCAATGAAATTGCCATTAATTGGACTGATAATTATATATTATCGGCAAATGGACAAATAGTTGAATCAAAGGGTTATTCTGTCAGTGATTTTATTAATTATTCAGGAAATTACGGACAGTATCAAGCCTTAATGTTCTTTCCTTGTATAGATGCTATTAGTTATGGGACTGTTGCATATTATGATAAGGATAATCATAATTTCAAAGTATCATTCCCCGTTTTTGGCGCAGGAAAAACAACAATATTAATACCACCTAATTACGCAGTCAGGCTTGTAACCAATACGGGCAGAAAGTCTAATATTATATTGGGCGTATCTACTAAAAAAAGAGAATTACCCGATAACATCGTAACCACTGAAAAACTAGCGGATAAATCTGTAACAAATGAAAAAATTTTAGATAAAAGTATCTCATTTTCAAAAATGAAAGAAGCTGTTTTTGAAGAGGAGAATAAAACAGAAAAAATAACAGCTAGCGAAGAAACTACCGAATTAAAGAAAGGCTTATATTATGGCGGACAATTCCATGAAGAACCGGAAGGTAATTTTTGGACTATCGTTTTCAAACAGGTCATAAATAAGTATGATAGTTTAGATTTGTCCAATTATGTTATAGGTGTTACAGGTGGAGCTATATTGGACAAAAATGGGGATGTTGTAGAAGAGTTCTCTACGGCAAATGGTGGAGATTCCGATTTCCAAGTACCGGTAAATGCTTATAAATTAGCGATGACAATAAATAAAAATTACCCCTATGGAAATTACGTCATTGGAAAGTATAAGGTATTATCTACTAAGTTTTCAATACCTGATTTGGTTTTGAAAAAAGGGCAATCGGGGGAAGTTACTTATAACGGCAATCAATGGTTCGGAAAAAAAATATGTATAATAGGGACATCAGTCGCGTATGGGAGTAACGCGGAGAAAGCTTATGCAAAAATAGCATCTGAAAGATTAGGATTTGAAATTGTACCAGCAGGTGTTCCAGGGTTGGCTATTCATGCAAAAATAGATAATGACCATGGAAGTATAATTGCACCATTAACATACGGCTCTACTTGTCTAAGTAAGGCTGAATATGAAGCTGCAAAACAAGCAGGTGCTACAACTATTACTATTCCCGAAACTCCTAAGCCAACTGACGGAAACAGTTGGAAACCTGGAGATGATAGTAATTACAATTCCTATTACAGAACATGGGAAAATGTTTTTTCTGTTAAAAATGCGGATGTTGATCTATGGGTTTATTCAGTTGTACCCAACAATACAAATTTTGAAAATGCTGATTGGGAAAACTTTAATAAAGACACTTGGAGTTATAACGATGGCAGAGGATTCGCTGAACATAGAACGACTTTTTTAGGTGCGCTGTTATTCTTAATGGACAAGATGTATACACTCAACCCTAACGCAAGAATGGTTCTTGTGTTAGATAGTGCTTTTGAATATGCAAATGGTAAAGCAGACTTTCAAAAAATATCCGAACTTTGGAATATCCCGATAATTGACCTTTGGAAAAAAATTAATACAAGTCCTAAGTCATTGCAAGTTATAAAAAGTAAGAATGGGACAGATAACCATCCAAGCACATTTGGCCAAGAAAGATTGGGAGATATGTTTACCAATGAACTTCTTTTAATATCATAAAAAATTCCCTGCATACCTTCTCAGGCGGGCAGGGAATCAAGATTAGCTTTCGCGTCCGGTTAACAAGGTTTTGCAAATATAACATTAAAAATTAATCCGACAAATGATTAGTGCAATAGTTAGAGATGGCATCGATAAGAGCGTAGCCGGAGGATTGGCAGGAATAGCTACCGCATTCGTTCAGGAGAGTATAGAACACATGATTCCGTGGCTGATAGTGTCTGCTGCCGTGATTATATGTGATTTAGCCTGCGGGCTGAGAAAGAGTATCATAATGGGCGAACAGGTCCGGTTCAGTCGGGCGGTAAGGCGAACCATGGGCAAGATGGTTACATATTTCAGCTTTGTTTTCATGGTGGTTATGATAAACAAGGCATGGGCCAGCCGTTACGACATTGATATGTATTCCTGCCTGATGGTGTGTTTTTTGGAAATGTGCTCGATTATCAGCAACATACTTAAGCCGAAGGGAATCGAGCTGAATATTGTCGAAGCGTTCAGGCTGATTTTCGGCAAGACATTAAAGGTCGACAAAGAAGATATTAAAGAAGTAATTAAGGAGGAAAAGAAATGAAATTAAGAGTAGAAAGATTATGGAAGAAACCCGCTTATACGGTGGGCAGACTGTTCGTAGACGGAAAGTTTTTCTGCAACACACTGGAAGACACCGTCCGTGATTTGAGCAATGAAAAGAAGGTATATGGCAAAACCGCCATCCCTTACGGAGAGTATAAGGTGGTATATAATTGGTCTCCCAAGTTTGGCAGGAACCTGCCACGATTGCTTAACGTCCCTGCCTTTGAAGGAATCTTGATACATCCGGGGAATACTGCCGATGACTCTGCCGGCTGCATACTTGTCGGAAGGAATACGGAAGTCGGACGATTGACCGAATCCCGATATACCTCCGATAAGCTCAATGTGCTGATTGAGGATGCACAGAGAAGAGGCGAAAGTATTACAATTGAAATCGTTTAACAATTAAATCTACAATTATGGCATTAAAGGATATAACCGGCAATTTTGCAGCATCCGGCTCCAATCAGGAGTATAAGTTTCAGCCTGCTGCGTCTACATTTGGTTTGCAATTGGTATTCGATACACATCCGTCCAAGGTGGTATTGTATCAGAGTTTGGACGGTGAGAGTTGGGCGCCGTTCGAAGTCGATTACGGTGTCGGGTCGGTTTGGCAGAAGAACATCGAAGGTGTCATTGGTGAGCAGCATATCAAGATTCAGTGCAATGTTAAGCCTGTCAAGGCATTAATTTTGGAGTGATTATGAAGGTTAACACAATATCTTTAAATTCGGTGCGGTTGAATACAATCGCACTGAATCACATTGGCGAAATCCGTTCGGGTGGCGGTGGTTCCAAGCCTTCCCCTATCCCTCAATGGATAAGGGAGCATGTTGTCTTTTATTATGACGTAAAGAAGCAAGGTGCGACCAACGAAACATTGAAGGAGTCTGCTTACTTGCAGGACTTGTCGGGTAAAGGAAGGAGAATGAAGTTAAATAACTTTCTCTTCGACATGATGAGCGGTGTAGATGGGTATAATAATGAAGCGTTTAATAAATCAGCAGGTAGCTCCTTTGAATGGGAATTGATAGATTCCCGCACAATTAAAGGGAAAGCCTCACAAGTATTTACGGATTTCGGATATTATCATATTAAAGATGTTACAAACAATGTAATGCATATCAATTGGCATATAGATGGTATACAAGAAGGCAATAAGGTTTATCTTACTCAATATACGTACAATAATTTTAAGATTGAATTGCACAATGGAGATAATCATGTAGCACTTGATGTTAGTGAAAATACAGATAGACCTAATTATTTCTATGTCTCTGTTATCTCCGACCAACCCTACTCCACAGACATCACCATTACTCAGATACCCGAATATCCCGGTGCATTAGTGACAGATGGTGTAGATGATTACGGATTGGTAGAGAATCTGAGTAGTGGAGTGAAGATGCTGTTTATGACGGTTAATCCGATAGGGGACTTTAACATTGGTAAGATGTACTACTCGCAAAGATATAACCCGATAGATATCACTCCATTCTATATCTTTACAGGCGGTACTAATATTGCTTATGCAGGAAATCGGGATGATTTAACTTATATTAACGGAGTATTAAACAAGTCTATTAAGTATAATGAATTGTTTGGAGTGAAACATACAATTACGACTGTAAACGATAACGTTAAGCCTGAGACAAGTAAAGCTCCTTCTTTCTTCTGGGAAGAAGGGAACACTAAGAATTATTGCTCCAGACTCGCCTTCTACAACTCCATAGCCTTTGATTCCATACCAACAGAGGCAGACGGATTCACAGAGCAAGAATTAATTGATTACGTAATAACTAATATAATTGGACAATGAGATATACAATCGTTACGATAGAATGGCTGACCCAACATGGATTGTTGGCTCTGCCGACAATGCGAAGCAACGCAGACGGCACGAAAGTAGTGCTGCATGAGGAATTCGTTAACCTCTTCCCGAGGGACTCCTTCCCCACCTACAGAATGGATGACCCCGAATTCGTACAAATCATGGAATCGGAAGAATGGAATCACGAACCGCAACCTTATAGTGCTGATTACATATTGGCTGCATCCGCACAAAACATGGTGGAATCCGCCAAAAAACAGATACAGACATTGAGCCTGACAGACAGCGAATCCTTGAAGGTTAAATCGCTGTATCCCGATTGGGCGGAATTCATAGACGAATCCTTATCCAAGGGAATGAAGGTTAATTACAAGGAACACCTGTATAAGGTCCGGCAAGATATCCCTATGGTTTTGGAAAGCCAATATCCCGGCATGGCTACGGCAGCACTCTACGAAGTGGTTGTAGAGACCGCATCAGGCACCAAGGATGACCCTATACCCTATACACCTCCTATGGAGATATTCAAAAATAAGTACTATACTCAGAATGATGTATTGTATATTTGCACAAGGGACAGCGGTCAGGCATTGACCCATGACTTAAGCAGCTTGGTAGGGTTGTATGTTAATGTTGCAAGCTAAAAGCAAATTGAAATGAAATGGCTTCCTTACATATTACTGGTTGTACTCGCTTTCGGTTTAGGATGGTTCGCAAAGCCATCCCCCGAAGCAGTTATAGAGGCAAGAACGGATACGGTATTCAGCTCAAGCCTTGTGATAAGAAGGGATACGGTCCCCTACTACCTTCCTACTCCTTTGATTTGCTGGCACACAGGCGATACTATCCATGTAGGTGATACGGTGCTCCCTGTCGAGCAGAAGATATACCGGGACAGTAACTATACGGCTTATGTCAGTGGTTATAACCCGAACTTGGACAGTTTGAAGGTATATCCTAAGACTGTCACGGTTACTAATGATATCCATCATGTGATGAAAGTAAAACCTCGTAGATGGGGTATGTCAATCACTGCCGGCTATGGATTTGGCAAGGATGGGCTATCACCGGCTGTCGTGGTTGGGTTAAGTTATAGAATTTGGTAAAACGTATAATATGGACGATATTCAGATTTTCAAGAATGAGGTTTTTGGCGAAGTGAGAGTAGCCGGGACCAGTGAAGAACCGTTATTCTGCCTTGCGGATATTTGTAGGATACTTGATTTACATACAGGTATGACCAAACAGAGGTTAGATGCAAAGGGTGTAAGTTTGATTGACACCCCTACAAATGGAGGTGTACAGCAGCTTATATATATGAGCGAAAAGAACCTCTATAAAACGATTATGCGCTCAGACAAGCCACAAGCCGAACCTTTCCAGGATTGGGTATGTGGCGAAGTCCTTCCTTCTATCCGCAAACATGGCGGTTATCTTACACCTGATAAGATAGAAGAGGTATTGAGCAATCCGGATACCATTATACGTTTGGCGATGCAACTCAAGGATGAGCAATCCAAGAGAAGGGATGCAGAGCAGCATATAGCCATCCTGACCCATACGAACAAAACCTATACGGCTACGGAAGTTGCAAAAGAAATAGGTATGCGTTCGGCTGCTGAGTTGAACAGATGGCTTGAGAGCGAGAAAGTACAGTATAAGGTAAACGGAACATGGGTGCCTTGTGCCGGTTATGCGAATTTGGCGTGGTTTGAAATCAAGCAGGAAGAGCTGGACAGCGGACGTATAATTTATCATAGGAAGATAACCGGTATTGGTCGTGACGGAATTATTAATCTTTATCAGAAGGGAGGGTGAAGCGAAATAGGACATCATATCGGGAATTATTCTCGCAATACTACGAGTAGAAGCGTAGTAATAACAAAAACAGTTCTTTTACGGCTTAGAATGAAAAGAAAGCCGTCCTCCTTAATGATTGACAGTCGACAGGAGATAAACACCCAAGGCATTGTTTACGGCTTTCTTAAGTTGTAACAAGGTTTTGGGTGTTTTGTTTTCCAATCTTTAAAAAAAAAGTATCGATGAGAATAGAGGAATTATATCAGGATATCATAATTATGGTATGTAATGTTACAGGTATTGATGAGGCTGACATATTGCACAGCAACCGCGAAGAGTGTGCCGATGCCCGATATCTCCTTGTAATGGCGTTATCCAGGATGATGACCGATGAGGAAATTGGCAGGGTCATACACAGGACCAGGCAGGGTGTATCTTATATCCGCTCCAACAGGGCAAAATTAAGCAAGTGGATTGTGGCAAGCAATTGGCAAGTAATCAGCAAGTATATCGCAAGCAAGTATTTCATTTGCCGCTGA